GACGACCCCGAGGGATTAGTGGAACTTATTAACAAATTCCTTGACATGCAAACAAAGATAATACTAAATAATAATGGAACTATCGACAAATATATGGGCGACTGTATTATGAGTTTTTGGAATGCACCTTTAGATTGTCCCGACCACGCCGAGATGGCAGTCAAGTCTGCAATAGAAATTTTAGAAGCAACCAAGGAACTCAATGAAGAACTCAAACCGCTTAATCTTCCACCCATTAACGTGGGTATTGGGATTAACACTGGCGAGTGCATCGTTGGAAACATGGGGAGCGAACTTAGATTTGACTATTCCGTCATTGGAGATGCCGTCAACCTTGGTGCTAGACTCGAAGGACAAACGAGAAATTATGATGGGGTGGACGTGTTGTTGGGACAAGAAACATATCTCCAGTGTCCAAACAGAACATTCACTAGAGTCGACTCTATTACAGTTAAAGGAAAATCAGAACCAGTCGTGGTTTACACTATCTGAACCAGTTAGTAGTTTTCAGTGGACTACATTTATAACACTTCAACTTCTTGATATGTATTCCACATATCGTGGTCTTCAATATGATTGTGTTCAAGAAACAAATCCTCTTTTTGGGGAAAGGCCATCAGTGTCAAAAATGTTTTTTGTTAAAGCATCTGTTCTCTATCCAATAATGACTACTGAAATGCAACAACCAGTAATGAATCGACAAGACATGAGAGATGTCAATACTCTTATGACTATAGTAGTATTAAATAATAGGCATGTCGAAAACAAATCAAAAAGATGCAATAAATTGTAAAACCCCCTTGAAATTTTAGAAAAAGTCCTTATAATAGTAGTATGGTGTTATAAATACCATTGTAAGAGAACTTAAAAAGAGCTCGGATTTGGAACTTGGATTGGGCAACGCCGACATCAAGTGACCCCATTTCTTCAAAAGAGCTCGGTTCTCGAACATTAATGCAATGCTCATTAGAGGTTGCACATTATAAACTTGCTTAATAAAGGAGAAAACTATGACTATCTATGACGATGTCTTCGGGAAATCATTCCCATTCGCAATCGGGTTCGACAGAACTCTTCAACTACTAGAACGTGCAAACGCACCTTCTAATACTAACTATCCACCTTACAATATTGTAAAACACGATGCAGAAAATTTCAGTATCGAAATGGCAGTGGCTGGATTTGATAAGAAGGAAATATCTATTTCTAAAGAAAAAGAACTTCTTACCATTGAAGGAAAAATTGATAAGGAAGATGAACTGGAATATGTTCATAGAGGATTAGCAACACGTTCATTCAAAAGAACATTTACACTTGCAGACGATATTGAAGTCAAAGGTGCAGATATGAAGAATGGTGTTCTAAGTGTTAGTTTGGAGAGATTAATCCCCGAAGAAGACAAACCTCAAGAAATCAATATTTCTTAAAAAACCCCTTTACGATACACCTGTTATATTGTATAATAGGTGTATCTTTATATAAAGGAGATTATTATGATAAATGTAGGAGATACACTTCCGAGTGTTAACTTACCAGTGAGAGTTGAAGGGGAGTTTAAAACATTAAACACAACTGAACAATTCGCAGGGAAAAGAGTAGTGATATTTGCACTGCCTGGAGCATTCACACCAACATGTTCAACTTACCAATTACCTGGCTTTGACGAGAAATTTTCAGAGTTTAATGAGAAAGGTGTAGAACAAGTTTACTGTTTATCAGTAAATGATACATTCGTAATGAATGCATGGTTTGAATCACAAGAAATTCAGAATGTTTATCCGTTGCCTGATGGTAATGGTGAATTTACTGAATTACTTGGTGCTTCAGTAGCAAAGGCAAATTTAGGATTTGGAATAAGGTCTTGGAGATATGCAATCGTTGTAAACGATAATGTTGTTGAAAAGGTCTTTACAGAAGAAGGACAATCTGATAATATAGATTCAGACCCTTATGAAGTATCAACGCCAGAAAATGTCCTTGCAAACATCTAAACTCTATTCGGTTCTTAAAGAACACTCAAATGAAGTAGGATTGCCTATAATGGATAATCCTACTTTTGAGTCTATTACTAACGAATATGGTAAAGAACATTTTCGTGAAGTCTTATCAGAATACATTGCAACTGAAAGACCCCCATTCCCATTTAAAGATATATCAAAAGAAAAAATGAGAAAAACATTTCTCGCACTTAGGGATTCAGACCCATATAAAAGTATGACTGCAAAGAAAGACTTGCAGAAAGAGGTGTTAGAAAAATATGACGATTACAAATACAATTTTCAAGAATACGGATTAGGTTTTATAGATGCACCTTCTGTATATAATGATGCATCTAATTACTTTCACCAAGACTTAAGACTTGCATGTGGAAGTTATGGTTTTAAATCACCAGTAGAAGTTTGGACTGAAGGAACTGCAAAACAAATATGGAGTTGTTTCGGGCCTATGTGGAGAGGAATCAATGGTGTAAAGAAAGTAGAGATAGAAGGTAAAGAAGAACTAAGAGGTGGACAACTTAATGAAAAAAGTTATATCTCTGCATTCAGATTAGGAACCTATATTGCAACTCAATTTAAACCCAATGTTGCAAGAACAATCTATTCAATGACTAATGCAAATACAGTTTTAGATACTTCATGTGGTTGGGGAGATAGACTATGTGGTTTTTATACATCTAATGCAAATCATTATGTTGGTTGTGACCCGAACCCAAACACATTTGAAAGATACAAAAAACAATGTATAGAATATGAAAAGATTCTTACAGGAAAAACACCCAATATATTAGAACAAGATGATTACTTTTCTTGCATAGGTTCAAAGAAAGTTGAGATATATAGATGTGGTGCAGAAGATTTACCATATGATAAATTACCACCTATAGATTGTTCATTTACTTCCCCACCATATTTTTCAACAGAAAGATATAATGAAGGTGGAGAACATTCAGAAGACCAATCATGGTCAAAGTTTAATGAGTATGACCAGTGGAGAGATGATTTTTATTTACCAGTATCACAAAAGTCATTTGATGCACTTAGTGATAAAGGTGTAGTGTTAGTAAATATACTAGACCCTAAGATACATGGAACTAGATATAGGTCGGGAGACGAACTTTGTGATATGTTAAGAAATAATTTCTTAGGTCAACTTGGTATGAGAATCATGCAAAGACCACAAGGTAAGGCAGTATTCAAAGACGAAGATGGAAACTTTGATAAAGAGGCCATGGACGAATTTATGAATAAACTCTACATGGAAAATGTTTGGTGTTTCAGTAAAGACACTTCAATAGATTTATTTGAAAGTGTAAAGGTAAGTACACTTGAGAGTTTCTTTTGAAACAATTAGATATCCATTTATCCACTCAACTTATCAATCCTATAAAAGAGTGGTGTGAAAACAATACAGACTTTGCACCAGTAGTGACCAAGTTTAATAAACAAGGACAATGGACTGCAATATCTCTCAAAGGATATAGTAGTGACCCAAACCAAATAGGAAAAGGTGGTGTATTAGGGACAACAGGTGTAGACGAATTACAAACTACACCCTTATATGACCTACTAAATATAGATAAGATATTAGAATATATTCCTGCAGAGACTGAAAGAGTCAGACTCATGAAGTTAAAGGCAGGGACTAAGATATCTAAACACACTGATAAAGTGGATAAGGATATTAAAAGTGGTAAGGTAGTAAGACTACACATACCTATAATTACAAATGAAGATATAACTATGAAGACATGGTTGACTGAAGGATTGGTTGACTTTAAGATGTCAGAAGGTGAATGTTGGTGGTTAGATGTTTCAAGACCACATGCAGTAGAAAACAACTCTGATATAGATAGAGTACACTTAGTTATTGATGTATATAATAATGAGAACATAAATGTATAAAGTACAGGAATCAGATTTCGATACTATTTGGGATATATTCCAAGGTGCAAAGGAGTGGTTTCCTCATGTAAGAAAATCTCATTGTAGAGTTAGAATATCTAGAAGTCAAATGATTCTAGAAGACGGTGTTCTTATCACATATCATAAAAATAAATCAAATAGAAAAATAGGATTTGACACTGATGTAAAAGTAGAAGGTGGTTGTCATATTTTACATCAAATAGTAAATTCAAAAATTGGTAATGGAAGTGCAGAGAAAGTTATAAAAAGATTCTTTGACTATGTAGATACTAATGTGTATCTTACAGTTCGTGCAGACAACATTCCTGCAAATAAGTTCTATAAAAGAATTGGAATGGAAGATGTTGGATACATAAACTGGTCTAAAGGTGAAATGAAAGGTACGGTTTGGAAACATGTTATTCGGTAGTTTATATAGAGTGGTGGAGAATCCACATGAAAATGATGCAGGGATTGAAATTCTCGAAGGAGAGTATGAAGGATTGGTATACCAATACGGAAAGGTTCAGTTTGTTGAGGGTAAGAATCATTTAAACTTTCAGAGAACAATAAGACGGGTTCCTAAAAAAGGTGGGACTGTAGAAGAACTAAATAATAACGAAGAATTGGAACAGATTATGGGTGATATATTAGTTGAACTCATAGACGAACAAAGGAAAAAAGAGAATGAACAAAGAGATACTAAAGGAACAGATTAAAAGACATGAGGGAGAAGTCCTCGAAGTTTATGCAGATTCACTTGGATATTTAACACTAGGTGTTGGACATCTAATTAAAGAAGGTGATGCAGAACATGGTCAACCTGCTGGAACTCCAGTGAGTCAAGAAGTAGTAGATGCATACTATGAATCCGACTTTGACAAACACGTAGAAGAAACTATCCATGTGTTTGAGTCAAAAGGTGGAGAAGATTTCTATGCACTACCCGAAGACATTCAACATGTTCTAATCAACATGACATTCAACTTAGGTGGAACAAGATTCAGTAAGTTTAATAACATGTGGAAAGGTGTTGTTGCATGTGACTGGGAAAAGGTTGCAGTTGAAATGGAAGACTCCAAGTGGTTTGGACAAGTTGGTAGAAGGTCGATAGAACTACAGGAACTTGTCAGAAATGTTAAATAAAGATATACGTGCAGTAAAACTAATTGGTGGAGAAATCGTAATAGGTTTCTGTACTGAAAAAAAGTTAGGTGGTAAACTTCTTATAGAAGAAGCACAAGAATGTTTAGTTCAAATAATTGACGGTAAAATGGAAGTAGAACTTGCACCATGGCTACCATTTGCAATGGAGTATAACTTTGAAATAAGTAAGAGTTCAATCATAACGGTTTTCAAAGTAAGACCTAATTTAGAAATTAACTATAAGAAAAATACAGGTAATAAGTAATGGGAAGAGAAACACTATTAAAAGCATTAATGAGTCAATACCAAGGTGAAATGGATATCGCAATGGCAAACATTCATGTTTATCAAAACAATCCTGCAGGTATTGGTGAACACCCTGATGTCGCAGAAGCACTAGATACTCAAATCGAAAGATATGCAAACGCAAAAGAAAAATATGACGCAGTTGGTGACATATTAGGTATCCAAAATGACGGTAAAACCACATTGACAGAATAGTCCAATTGTAGTATAATTACTACATGGATTTCTATACAAATGTCTGCCGAACCCGTGACAAAATTCTAATCACTGGGTATCAAGGAAACAAAAAACAAAAACTATCGGTCTCATACAGACCAAAACATTTCGTACCTTCAAAGAAAGGTGACACTGCACATAGGTCATTAGACGGAAGACCACTTGAAGTTGTTGAACTTAACTCAATGGGTGGTGCAAGAAAGTTTAGAGAACAGTATGCAGGAACCCAAGGGTTTGAGATTCATGGATATGACCGATATATCTATACCTATATTGCAGATAAGTGGCCAACAGAAGTTGAATGGGACTACAACAAAGTTAAAATTGCAACACTTGACATTGAGTGTGAGTCAGAAAACGGATTTCCCGAACCTTCCCTTGCACAAGAAAAGGTAAATGCAATAACAGTAAAACCATTTAGACACAATTCACACACATTTGGTATTGGTCGTTGGGACGAGTGTCCTAGTAATGTTGTTTACTATGAATGTAAAGACGAGGCACACTTACTAGAAGAGTTTATCAAACACTGGA